CCCAATGGGGCATTACTAAAATTTTCTCATATGCAACATGAAAATAATAAATTGGATCATAAAGGTGGACAATATTCTTTAGTGATCTTTGATGAAGCAACTGATTTCAGTGAAGATATGGTTGTATATTTATTATCCCGCATGCGTAATGCATATGTAGATTATAAACCTCAAATGTTTATGATGACCAATCCCGATTATAATTCGTTCTTGAGGCAATGGATTGAAGATTATTATCTTGATCCAAACACAGGTATTCCAATTGCTGAAAAAGCAGGACATAAACGCTATTTTTTCCGTCAAGGCAATACAATGCTTTGGTATAATACTTTAGAGGAAGCTGAAGCTGCTCACGGGACTGGTGATGAATCTGGTATCTCTTCGTTTACTTTCATCGGTGCTACTTGCAGAGATAATCCACCGTTACTAAAAGCTCAACCAGATTATATCAGCCGATTGATGTCCCTTCCTCGCGTCGAGAAAGAGCGATTATTAGATGGCTCTTGGTTTGCTCGTATTGAAAACGCAGGACTATGGAAACGTGAATGGGTACAACTTGTAGATCATCCAAACGGTAGAGCAAGAAAAAGAATTCGTGCTTGGGACTTTGCATTTAGTAAACCTTCCGAGCAATATCCTAATCCTGACTGGACTCGTGGTATTTTAGTTTCAAAGGATGGAACAAATGTTTATACTGTCGAAGATATTGTCTCGATTAGGGACAGAGTTCACGAAGTTGAAAAACTTGTATTTGAAACAGCATTACGCGATGGGCAGGATGTTACGATATCTATCCCTCTTGATCCAGCGGCAGCAGCCGGTGCGTATGCTAAGGATTTACAAAGAAAACTTGCTGAAATGGGATTTACTGTAAAGTTAACCAAGCCTGTAAAGTCTAAGATAACACGCTTTGCTCCATTTTCAAGTATAACTCAGGCAGGTTTTGTCAATGTAGTTAAAGCAAACTGGAACAAAGATTTTTTTGATGAATTAGAAACCTTCGATGGCGATCCTAAAAAGAAAGACGATCAGGTTGACTGCTGTTCAGATGCAATGCTACTCTTAAATAGAGAGATGCATTTACCTGATTTTAGTTTACCAGATTTAACTGGTATTAATCCATTCGATAAGATGGCAAGCTCTTCAATTGAGATGCCTGTATACGCTAACATTGGTATTTAAAAAGGAGCCTTAGATGGCAACAAAACGAAATTTAAAGCCTGTCACTAAGGCAACTCTAGAAGATACCCCAGAACGATTTAAATTAAGTGAAGCTGGTTATCTTGGTTTAAATGTATGGAATGGCATTACCCAAGATGAATTAAAGAAAGAACTAAACTTCCCTCATAGCATCAATACCTATAAGCAAATGACTTATCATGGTATTGTTAATGCTGCTTTAACTTTATTTGATAATTTAATTGGTAAAGTTAGTTGGAATTTTAAACCTCCACGCGATGCAAGCGATGAAGAAAAGCGCCAAGCTGAAATCATCAATCAGATGATGCATGATATGCAAGATCAAACTTGGCAAGAATTCATCAGTGATGCTCTTAGTTCTAATGTCTTTGGTTTCTCTGTGCATGAAAAAGTATATCGTAGAAGAAATAAATCCAATGGTTCAAGGTACAACGATAACCTAATTGGTTGGAAAAGATTACCAATTAGAAACCAGGAAACTATCGAAAAATTCATCTTCTCAAATGATGGTAACGATATTCTTGGTGTAAAGCAAAACTTAAGTACTGTTTCAGATTTATACGCAAGATATACTAATCGTACTTTGAAAGAAGTTGTTTTACCTCGCAGTAAGATTTTACTTTTCCGCGCAGGAAAACATAAAGGTGATCCTTTTGGTAAATCTATGCTTCGGGATGCATATCTAGCTTGGAGGTTTTTGACAGTAATCGAAGAAATCGAAGCAAATGGTGTAGCTAAAGATTTAGCTGGTTTACCTGTACTAAAGCTACCACCTCAGTATCTATCTTCCGATGCTTCTCCTGAACAAAAAGCAATTAGAGCTTATTACGAAAATGTAATGCGTAATTTGCAAATGAATCAGCAATCGGCGTTGATCCTACCACAAGCTTTCGATCCTGAGACTCGCAATCCTTTATTTGAACTTGACTTACTCTCCCTAAACGGTAGTAAGGCAATGGATACCAGCAAGATCAAAGAATATTATAAAAATATGATTGTCACTGCTTTGTTTGCAGATGTTCTAATCATGGGTCAGCAAGGCGGTGGTTCTCTAGCTCTAGGTCAGATTAAGAATTCTCTATCTGCTAGTGCAGCAGAAGCTATGCTAGATAAGATTGTAAATGTTATCAATAATGATCTAATTAGACAAACCTATGAACTCAATAATTGGGATACTTCAAGAATGGGTTCGATGGATTATGATAATCTAGAAAATGACGATTTAGAATCATTCTCTAAAGCTGTACAAAGATTTGCAAGTACTTCTGTCATTGAAGTTGATCGTGCTGTTCTCAATCGGGTTCGTGAAAGCATTGGTGTCGATCCATTACCCTTGGATGAAGAACCAATGAAGGAATATATACCAAAAGCTACTTCACGTTCTGGTGACGGAATGGCAGTAGGTACAACAGGTAGCGGTACTGCAACAAGCGCAGTCGGTAGCGACACATCAAGTAATAATTTAGAAAACGCAGGTTAATTATGCCATATAGGAAAGATAATCCACCTCAGTGGGCAAGTAAGAAAAGTGCAGCAGTTCAAGAAGTTGCAATTCGTGTCTTTAACCAGACTTTAAAAGATACTGGTTCAGAAGAGAAAGCAAGAATTGCTTCTTTAGCTGCTATGAAAAATGCAGAAGAAGCTGAAAAGAAAAAGAAGGTTTCTAAAGCAGTTGAAGAAATTCTGAAGTCTAAATATTCTAACTAAAAGGAAATACTCATGTCTAACAAAAAATTTAGCGATACAAGCATCCCTTTGCATCTGAGAAATAAATCAGAAGAAATTAAAAAGATGTTTGTTAAAGTCGCTAATGAATCGTATGATAAAGGCATGAGTATGTCTCAGTCAATTGCAAAAGCAAGTGAAGCTGCGGCTAACTTAGAACAGCAATTGATTGTAAAAGTAAATAAAACTGGAGTATCTGTTGAGGATAAACTCAAAGATACTATCAGAAAAAGACTTGAGCAAGCTGAAACTTTTAGTATTCTTGATGAAGAAAATGAAGATATCGTAGAAGTAGAAAAAGCAGCTTTAGAAGATCAATTGTCGGATGATGTAGTTTCTGCTGATTTTGATACATACGGTAGACTTGTGATTACTCTCGAAAGCGGTAAGAGAATTATCTCAAAGAAACCTGCGTATAAAGAGCAGTTAGAGCAAAATATCGTAGTTACTAATGATTATCGTCCATTTATCGAAATGCAGGAACCAACTGGCTTTAAAACTAGAACAACTAGCCAGTTGAGTTTCAATAACGCAACTAGAACTTTTACTATTTCTGCTAAACCACCTGCTACTGAATTTAACGTATGGCTTCATGCTAGAGAATTTACACGGCAATCTGAATCAGTTCAAATTCCAGATATATCAGGTATTCATTTCTTTTATTTCGATTATCCAGATAATGAGTTAAAAACTACAATGACTGCTAGTGCAGATTTATTTATGAATACTGCATTAGTCGCCCTAGTTTATTGGAGGGCAGATCAGCAGCGTAGTATTTATTTTGCAGATGAACGTCACGGAATTGTAATGGATGGTGCTACACACCAGCACTTTCACTTATCAATTGGTGCTCAATATCGAACAGGTCTTGGGTTATATAATTTCCAAGCTGATCAAACTGGTGCTCTTGACTCACACGCTCAGTTTGCGTGTCAAAATGGTTTAATTGCAGATGAAGACTTGAATATTCAAATCCTAGATGGTCTTCCTCAAGAATTAGCACCAATTATCAATTTACCAGTATTTTATAGAATTGGCTCTTCAAATACACCTTGGTACAAAAAGGATATTGGAGCTTTTCCATTAATTATGCCTGGACAAGTTACACATTATCCAACCGGAACTAGACCTTGCTATAACTACGAAGTAAATGGAAACTGGCAAATTGCAGAAGTACCAAATAATAAATTTTTATTAGTTCATATTCTTGCAACAAATGATATAAATCATCCGATCATAGCAATTCTAGGAAGACAATATGATACTAAAAGTACAGCAAGAGAAGCAATTCAACAAGAAATTGGTGCTTTATCAAATCTTCCAATTTTAGAATTTGTAAAACTAGGATCAATTATTTATGAATGTGCTGATTCTTATAGTAATTCTGTAAAATCAAGAGTAGTAACAATCGATGGTACTTTGCCGTATTACGATTTCAGACAGACATTTTTCACGTTCGTAAGATTTTAAATATTACTCTTGAAAATATTATATATTTATGATATAATGAATTAAGTAGCCCTCCGTTTATTCGGAGGGTCTTTATTTGTTTATAATATCGTAATCTCAAAACGAGGAATGAAATGCAACCAGCAAATTTAGATTTAACGATTTATAAAGGATCAACTTTTGTAAAAACTATTCAGTGGAAAACTGGTGATCCTGCTGTTGCAGTTGATCTTACGGGTTGCACTGCTAGAATGCAGGTTAGAAAGAGTCCTTGTGATTCAAGTCTTCTTGAATCTTTAAGTACCGAAAACGGTAAAATTGTTATTACTGAACCAATGAATGGAAAACTTGAGATTAGAATCTCAGCCAATACATCCAGTGCATATACTTTTATGACTGGTGTATACGATTTAGAAATTGTTTTTAACAACGGTACAATAATTAGAATTATTGAAGGTAATTTCATTGCAATGCCAGAGGTGACTAGATGACACAAGTTATTGTAGATCAACGATACGACACAATAATTGTAGACGATTCGCCAAACAATACTATTCTTGTAAAAACTCCAGAAACTAATTTAATTATTACAGCAGGGGAACAAGGTCCACCAGGAATTACGTATATAAATCAAGCTAGTGACGTTAATGTGTCAAATCTAGAAAATGGTTCTATCTTGGTTTATTCTGAATCTAGCGAAAAATGGGTCGCTACTAGACTACTTGAAAACCAGAGTGTTGAGTCTGGACATTATTAATTTAAGGAAAAATTATGGCTTCAATCGTAAGAATTAAGCGTTCTGAAGTTGCAGGTAATCCTACAACTTTAGCTCAAGGTGAATTAGCCTATTCTGCATTACAAGACAATGGTTCTAATGGTGGTGATCGTCTATACATCGGTATGGGTACGGAAACCGCAGGAAATGCTGCCAACCACGTTGTAATCGGTGGTAAGTATTTTACTGACATGATGGATCATACGAGAGGTGTACTAACTGCCAATAGTGCAATTCTTGTAGATGCAAATAGTAAAATTGACAATCTAAAAGTAGATAATATTGATATCGATGGTAATACGATTAGCTCTCTTAACGCTAATGGTAATATTGAACTAGCTCCAAATGGTTCTGGTTCAGTTGTACTCGATGGTCAAAACTGGCCCCAAACATCTGGTAGTAATGGTCAATATTTAAAAACCAATGGTGCTGGTCAAACTTCATGGTCAACTTTACCTCCTAGTGATTTTACAATTACTGGTGATACTGGTAGTGACCTATTCAGTACTGGTAGTACTTTAAATCTTGTCGGTTCGGGAGCAATCGACACAGCAGTAACTGACGATACTGTTACCTTTTCTATCAAAGATGCTTCTAATACTGTAAAAGGTGCAGCATCTTTTAGCTCTACAGATTTCGATGTAACCGAAGGTGCAGTCAGTATTAAACACGAAGCTGTTCAAGATATTGTTGGTGCAATGGTTTCCAGCAATATCGAGAATGGTATTAGTGTAGTATATGATGATGTAAACGCTAAATTAGATTTTACTGTAAATAATCCTGTAATTACAATTTCTGGTGATGCTGATGGTTCAGCAACAATGACCAATCTAGGTAATACTACGATTTCCATTACGCTAGATACAGTAAACTCAAATGTAGGTTCTTTTGGTTCTGCAAGTGCAATACCTGTTATCACAGTAAATGAAAAAGGTCTAGTTACTGCGGTTTCTACTGCCTCTATCAGCACTTCATTTACACTAGCTGCTGATTCTGGTGCTCCGGATATATTCAATAATGGTGAAACCTTATCTATCGTCGGTGGCGAAGGTATTGATACCTCCATTAATGATGCTACAAACACAATTACAATTTCTGGCGAAGATGCCTCAAATGATAATAAAGGTATTGCTTCGTTTAATGCAGCAAGTTTTAATGTAGTTTCCGGTGATGTTACAATTAAAGCTGGTGGTGTAACAAATACTCAGCTTGCAAATTCCAGTGTAACTATTGGTACTAGTAATGTATCTCTTGGTAGCACAATCACTACACTATCTGGTCTAACTGAACTACAAGTTGACAATATTAATATCAACGGTAATACCATTACTGCAACTGATACTAATGGTAATGTTGTTCTAGTTCCAAATGGCACTGGTGTAGTAGATGTTACAGATTCACGGATTACTGGTGTAGCCGATCCAATCAATGGCAATGATGCTGCAAATAAAGCATATGTCGATAATGCAATTACTGGTCTTAGTTTTAAAGAAGCAGTAAATCTATTAGCTAAAACTAATGTACCTCTAACTGGTTCAACAAGTACTCTAGTTATTGATGGTCATTCCGCTTTAGATCAGGCAGACAATGGTTATCGTATTCTTCTAACTGGACAAACTGTAGATACTGAAAATGGTATTTATGTCTATGCTGACAATGGTACAACATACGCTCTAACTCGTACTTCCGATGCAGATGTTTACACTGAGCTAGATGGAGCATCGGTATTCATTGTAGAAGGTGTAACATACGGTCAAACTGGTTGGGTACAAACTAATCACTATCTAACAAGTTTTGCAGGTCAAACATGGGTTCAGTTCTCAGGTTCTGGTGCATACGTAGCTGGTGAAGGTTTAACATTAACTGGAACTACTTTTGATGTAGGTGCTGGTCCTGGCATTAGTGTCACAAATAATGCTGTCGGTTTAGCTAATTCAGTTGCTGGTGACGGTCTTACTTTCAATGCAGGTGTAATCAATGCAGTTGGTGCAGCAGATAGAATTACAGTATCCGCTGACGCAATTGATATTGCAAATACTTATGCTGGTCAAACTAGTATTACTACATTGGGTACTATTACAACTGGTGTATGGTCTGCCACTACTATTGCTACTACAAAAGGTGGTACTGGCTTGACAAGTTATGCAACTGGTGATATACTATATGCATCTGCCACTAATACTTTATCTAAATTAAGTGCTGGTATTACTGGTCAAGTATTACAAGTAAGTGCTGATGGTGTTCCAGTTTGGGCTGATTTAGACGGTGGTACATACTAAATAAAGCAAAATTTAAAACAAGGCAGTTTTTACTGCCTTTTTATTTACCTTCACTAAGGATTAAGAATGCCAAACAAGATTATATTAAAGAAATCATCCGTATCTTCAAAAGTTCCTTTAAGTACCGATTTAGATTTCGGTGAATTGGCTATTAATTATGCTGATGGTAAGATTTATTTTAAGAAATCAAACGGTACTATTGATGCTTTTAGCTCTGGTACTGGTGCATCTAAAATTGTATATACATTAACAAATCCAACAAATGAAGCATGGTATACAATTGCCTCTAATAATAATATTACCGAATCTGATGTTTCTGGTGTATTCTATGTTTATGATCAGAACTATTTAGCTAGTCATGTAAAATTCACAGCAGATACCGACGCTGGTTATGGTTATTTGAGTGTATCTTCAAATAGTGGATACGGTTCAATTTCGAAAATCAGATTAGTAAACACTGGAGCAACTTTCCTTGTCCAGATTCAAATTAATGGTACTACTGGTTCCCCCAATTTCTTCTTTGAAAATACAACTGGTGTAAATACTTGGACTCCTGTAAACTGGACTTTAGATAATACTAGTTATACAGCTTCTCAGATTAAAGCTGAAATTGATATTTTAGGTAAAACATCTAGTTTAATTCATGCTGGAGAAATTTATTCTGGAAATTTAAAAACACAGTATAGAGTTTTAAATACTGGAAATTATTCCGGTTATGCTCTACCCCTAACAGGTGGTACTCTAACTGGTGTTCTACGTGGTCCAGGCGCTGCATTTACTGGTTTTGGAACTGGTGTTACAGGTGGAAATTTAGAGCTTGGTTTTGATGGTTCGCAAGTAGTTCTTCAAGGTTACAATAGAACAACTTCTGCTTATTTACCAATGTGTCTTGAGAGTTCAAACCTTCGCATCGGCATTAACGGTAGTAGTCTAGTAACTATA